TATAACCCACCGAGAAACAGAAGGGTTAACTTTACAATAACTTATAAAAACTTTACAATCATGGCAACTAAACCCGGCTTGTACGCAAATATTCATAATAAACAGGAGCGCATAAAAAACGGCTCCGGCGAAAAGATGCGCAAACCTGGGACCAAAGGTGCCCCCACCGCAGCAGCATTTAAAGAATCAGCAAAAACTGCTACCATGAAAAAAGGTGGTGGTGTTTCACTGGCAATAGGACGTGGTGAAAAGTTACCAGTATCAAAAGGCGCTGGACTAACTGCCAAGGGCCGTGCTAAATACAACGCAGCCACTGGCTCAAATTTAAAAGCCCCACAGCCTCAAGGCGGGGCACGCAAAGACTCATTCTGTGCACGCATGTCAGGCATGCCAGGTCCGATGAAGGACGAGAATGGCAAACCAACACGCAAAGCAGCATCACTAAAAAGGTGGAAATGTGGTAGCTAAAAAGAAATTTACCGAGGAAATGGCAAAGACCGTTTTAGAACTCGGGCAACATGGTGCGTCTCAAAAAGCCATGTACTCAGCCATTGGTGTTAGCAAGGCAACCGCAGCCAAGTGGAAACAGGACGATCCATTCTTTGCTGAAACCATGGACATGGCAACGACCTACGGCCAAGCGTTTTGGGAAAACATGATGCTGGCAAACATCGACAACCGGGGCTTTAACTCCAGGGTTGCTGAAATAGCATTACGTGGTCAATATCCGGATGACTACAAAGACAGTAGGGAAATTAAATCAACTGTGAAACAAGAGATTGTGGTTGACTTTAATAAAGAGATTAGTGAATTGATCGCCGCCCTAAAAGTTTAAGAATATATTTTTTCAGTTTTACCTAAAAAGGCATCCCAAAAAGGTGCCTTTTTTGCATTATTATATATACCTTAAACAGACTTGAAAGACTTAAATGACCGCACATGCACTCCTAAGCGCATCAGGATCAAAACGATGGCTATCCTGCACCCCCAGCGCTAAACTTGAGGCAACCTTACCAGAACAAAAACGTGGCTCCGGCGCTTTTGACTTTAGTCAAGAAGGCACCACAGCCCACACCCTGGCAGAGGCTAAATTAAGACACTATTACAATCAAATTGGATTAGAGGAGTATGAAAATGAAGTTAGCACCATCAAAGCAACACCCTACTACAACGAAGATTTTGAGGCTCACGTCGATAGCTACGTACTATACGTCCGCTCTCAAATCGGTGAGGGAGATACCCCTTTATTTGAACAGCGTGTTGACTTCAGCGACTGGGTACCTGACGGCTTTGGTACAGCGGACGTGGTCATTCTTTCTAAGTCTGCCATTCGTGTCATCGACCTCAAGTTCGGCAAGGGAGTTCCTGTATCGGCAATTGACAACACCCAGCTACGACTATACGCTCTCGGAGCATGGTCAAAGTTTAGGGAAGAGTATCCCGATATTAAAGAAGTATCCTACACGATCCACCAGCCTCGCCTGGACAGCATATCAACTGATGGGACTACCGTTGCTAAACTTGTCGATTGGGCAAACTACTTTGTCAAACCAAAAGCAAAGAAAGCCTGGAGCGGAGCAGGCGAGTTCCTCCCGGGTGATTGGTGCCAATTCTGTCGTGCAAAAGCGCAATGCAGAGCACGCAGCGACTACAATACAGAACTCGCTAAGCAGGAGTTTAAAGCGCCGGCCCTTTTAACCGAGGATGAAGTTAGTGTTGTTTTAGTAAAAGCTCAGAACCTACGCACCTGGGTAAATGATGTAGAAGAGTTTGCACTGAATCGTGCGGTTGACGAAAACGTTGTGCCACCAGGTTACAAGCTCTCCACCACAGTAACCCATCGTAAGATCGCTGACAGCGCTCTGGCGGCCACCGTTTTGGTTGAGAAGGGTATGGACCCAGAAATTATTTGGGAGGCTCCTAAGCTCAAATCTATTGCGGCATTAGAAAAGTTAGGACCTAAGGGCCAAATTACAGCGTGGCTAGGTGACCTGGTAATTCGCCCGGAAGGCCAGCCAAAACTGGTACGTGTTAAAGAAGACGCCAAGGAAGATTTCTCATGAGCACTTGGCTAATTGCAGCAATGGGTGTTGTTTATTTTGTGGTGGCCATTGATCAGTTTATTAAAGGCGGTGTAGGAACTGGTATCATGTTTTTAGGCTACGCAATGGGCAACGTGGGATTAGTGATGGTTGCTAAATAAAGGATATTATGCACGTTACATGTTACGGAGCAAACATTGAAGTACCCGATCTTTTAATTGATAAATATGCAAGAGATTTTGAGTGTCTCCCTGGTAAAGGAATGCACATAGAGGTAAATCAGATAAGACATTCAATTGGTGAAATTGTTGACATCATATCAGAAGAACCTGATCTACTGCATGAGTTTGAATACAGGTCTGATTTTATAAAAGCCCTGGCAATGAAGAAAGCGATGGAAATTCATGGATTATACTACGACGCCTAACAAAGAAGAGCAGCAAAAAATGTTGTACGAAATGCGTGATAAACATGAAAAAACTTTAGCCGACTATTACCGGAAAAAACTATTTCATATTGTGAAACCAAAAAGTAGTTAGTTTTTGCATTATTATGTGTATGGGTAGACAGACTGACCCCAATTGAAGATCAGTCTTAATGTTAAAAAGGAATTAAAGATCATGGCATCAAAATCTATCAAAACCAAGTTTGTAACTGGCAAAGTACGTTTCTCTTACGCTAACGTGTTCGCACCGGCTGAGACACCTAACGGCACTTTAAAGTATTCTGTTTCTATCCTGATCCCAAAATCAGACACAGATACTGTTAATCGCTTTAAGAAAGCATTTGAGGACACCAAGACAGCTAACGCTGCAGTATGGGGTGGATCAGTACCTAAGCTGCTTAAAGGCGGTTTGCGTGACGGCGATGCGGAGAAAGATGATCCAGCGTATGCAGGTCATTATTTCATCAACGCCAGCTCTAACGAGCGCCCTGGTATTGTTGATGCAGATTTAAACCCGATCATTGACACCAGCGAGTTTTACAGCGGTTGCTATGGTCGTGCCTCGATCACATTGTATCCGTACGATACAAGCGGATCTAAGGGCATTGCAGCAGGCCTTAACAACGTTCAGAAGCTAGAGGACGGTGAGAAGTTTGGTGGCTCTACAACAGCCGCCGCAGACTTTGCAGTATAAGTTTTACGGGGGAAAAGGGTGAGCGCCGGCATGTAGGCTCTTTCATGGATCATGCCACCCCCACCTATTAGTAGTACCAGGGAGTGTCCGTAGAAACTGCGGCCTCCCTTTTTCATCAACCATATAACATAGAGAATAATAAATGGATCAGTATCAAGAGTATATCGCCGCCAGCCGTTACGCACGTTTTGTAGACGACAAAAAACGACGTGAAACATGGAGTGAAACAGTAGAACGTTATGTGGATTATATTTTTAGTCGTACACCAGCAATCACCGCAAATTCTGCGTTGAAAGATGAGTTATTCTCCGCAATTAAAAACCTTGAATTGATGCCGTCCATGCGTGCCATGATGACAGCCGGAAAGAGTGCAGATCGTGATAATACTTGTGTCTATAATTGTTCTTATCTACCTGTCGATGATCCTAAATCGTTCGACGAGGCAATGTTTATTTTGCTCTGCGGTACAGGAGTTGGGTTCAGTGTTGAATCGAAATATATTAATCAGCTGCCCGAAGTGCCAGAAAAACTATTTAGTAGCGAAGGGACAATCAACGTGCACGATTCAAAAGAAGGATGGGCCAAGTCATTACGCCTCCTCATCGCACATCTCTACGCCGGAGAAATCCCTAAATGGGATGTATCATCCGTTAGACCTGCCGGAGCACGACTCAAAACATTTGGTGGAAGAGCTTCCGGGCCACAACCATTAATTGATTTGTTTCAATTTACTGTGGCTACATTTAAACACGCACAAGGCCGTCGATTAAACTCCCTGGAGTGCCACGACTTGATGTGTAAAATTGGTGAGGTGGTTGTAGTAGGTGGTGTACGTCGCTCTGCAATGATCTCGTTATCTGATCTTGATGATGAAAGGATTCGTCATGCTAAAGCTGGACCTTGGTGGGATACCGCGCCCCATCGCGCGTTGGCTAATAACTCGGCGGTGTATAGCGAGACACCTACAGTGGGCAAGTTTATGGAAGAATGGCTCTCTCTGTACAACTCTCATAGTGGGGAACGGGGCATTTTTAATCGCGAAGCGGCCCGTAAGACTGTGGAAAAGTACGGTCATCGTGACCCAAATTATGAGTTCGGTACAAATCCATGTTCTGAAATTGTTTTGCGTCCCTACCAATTTTGTAATTTATCTGAAGTTGTAGTACGCCATGACGACGACAAACAGACCCTGTTGCGCAAAGTGCGCCTCGCCTCTATCTTGGGTACCATCCAGTCTACCTTCACAAAGTTCCCCTATTTGCGCAAGGTGTGGCAGAGAAATACTGAAGAGGAGCGGTTACTGGGTGTTTCCCTCACCGGAATCTATGATAATCCCCTTCTCACAACCCAAGGAGACGAACTAAATGCCTTACTTACCGAGCTTAGAGAGGAAGCTAGACGAGCAAACGAAGAATATGCTCAATTGCTTGGAATACCTAAGAGTGCTGCAATTACTTGCGTTAAACCCAGCGGAACAGTCAGCCA